GATCTTCAGTAGAGAAATACTAAGTCTTCATGAGACTAGAGGTCTTTGTAATTATGAAGAAACTAAACAGTTATTTTTAAATAATGTCCTATCTGAGTCTCTTGACAATGGAGACCCAGCATATTACAATAACAATATCCTCGGCAGATATATGCGGAAAGATTATGGTAACTTTGGAAGACACTCTGAAGACGACTCATGACTGGGCAGTTGACAGACTGCACACTCTCTGTGAAATGGAGACCTATGATGTGCTAGAATCTATTGAGAATGCTCATGCAATTCAATCGGAATTTGCTGAATGGTTAAATCCCGATATCGAAGACCATGAGATTTATTCTTTAGAGTATATTGGGGAAGAGTAATTTTTTCTATATACTCTGTGCCAAACAAGTGCGATTTGATTTGGATGTCGATTTCTATTAATTTTAATGCTTAAACAATTTACCCCACTTTTGCTTGCTATTTCAACTTCTGGAGCATGTGCCTATCCTTCATTTAGTGATATCAAAGCACCTCCAACAATAGAAGAACCTGTAGTAGGGAAAATAAATCCTGAAAAAGTAAAGCAAATTGAGGTAGTGGAAAAGGAATGGAAATGTCCTGATTGTAATGAAAATGAAAAATACGTTCTCAAAGAACTTCAGAATAAAACTATGATTACTGATCGTAATGCTCTTGCTACAATCATGGGCAATATTAAATCAGAATCTAATTTCCATCCAAACATTTGTGAAGGTGGTGCCAGAGTTCCATATAATAAGTGTTATCGTGGTGGATATGGTCTAATTCAATGGACTACTGCTGCTAGGTATAATGGATTAGGATCTTTTTGTAAAAAATTTAATTGTGATCCTTCATCAATTGAAGGTCAAACTCGATATATGATTAATGAATCACAATTTCAAAAGGTTCTTCCTGAATTTGAAGGACGTGGTATGCCAGTTCATCAATATATGGTTCCTGCTTATTATTGGTTGGGTTGGGGTATCAAAGGTCGTCGTGAATTATATGCCTATGGTTACACTAAAAAGATGGTATGGGCATGATGAACGAAGATTGGCGTTATAGTGAACAGAAATTAGAATTGCGGCAAAAAGCATATTCTCTTCTTTTAAATAGATTTGGTTCTCTATTAAATGAAAATAAAGAACCAATTCATAGTATGCAATCAATTACAGAATGTGCTCATGATTGGGTTTCTCAAGGTAACGTAAATACTATGGGTATCATTAAATACTATAAAGCATATTACTCATGAAAAAACTTATTGCTGCTATAGTTGCAGCATTTTCTATTGTAACTCCTGTACTTGCTAAACCAAAAGTAGACTTCTTCACAATGGATGCTACAGGGTGCATGATTCTCCGAGAATGCACCGACAATGTACGACAAGTCCGTAGTATCGACGATATTAAAAAGAATTATCCTGATAGCAATTTTGAGTTTGTTGCTGAAGAGTTTAACTCAATGTTGGTATCCCTTGATAAGATCGGAGTTATGGTTTTTCTAGGGGATGAAAAATATTTTCCTCCTGGGCATCGTGGTGTTTATCATACTGTAAGTAATAATTTCTTTTTGAATGAAAGATTCATGCATCGTCCATCTGTACTTATGACTGTAATGCGTCATGAAGGATGGCACGCTGCTCAAGATTGTATGGCAGGTACTATTGAAAATGGTTTGATTGCTATTATCTATCCAGAATCTAAAGTTCCTAAGGTGTGGAGAGACATTGTAGAAAAAACTTATCCAAAGTCTGCTGTGCCTTGGGAGGCAGAAGCAAAGTGGGCAGGTCTCACTGAAGGAATGACTGAACAAGCATTAAAAGCATGTGCTACTGGTAAGATGTGGGAAGTATATAAACCTACACCTTTAACTGAAAAATGGTTGAGGGAGGAAGGATATATTGAATAAATAGTAAAATCCTACACAGGAAAACCAGCCAAGAAGAGTTTTTTGAATAACTTCTTGTGTTATGATGGTAAACTCTTTGTTGGATAAAAAAAATTAAGTATGTCTAACTTAACAAGAGATTTATTAATCAAAACCATTGTTGCTAATGAAATGCAATTGCATCAAGGTTCTGATTATACTCAAACTTTAAAAAGCAAATATCATAAATGGCAACACGAATCAAGTTTTGCTCTTTGTCAAAAATATAATGAAATAAATCATACAAGAATTACAGTTGATATATTGAATTCATAAATAGCAATGCCTTGTTTTCCATGGAATGCCAGAAGAAGTAAAAGAACCTCTCAAAGAGGAAGAAAAGAAAAAAGGTTTTTTTGGTAAAATAAAAGCAGCTGCTGATGACCACGAAGGTCAGTTAGAAGCAATTAGTACAATGGTGAGACTTGGTATTCTTATTTGGTCTGGTGGTATTTTGACTCTTGCTTATATTAAATTGCCTCCTGCTTTTGGTATTCCAGAGCAAAAACTTGATCCTACTTTCATTGCATCTGTCTTTACTGGAGTTCTTGCTACATTTGGAGTCCAGACTGCTAAAAAGTCTGGTGATGGTACAATGAAGATGGGTAATGCTGGCGGTGTTTCTAAGGCAGACTTAGAGAAATTGATTGCTGCTGCAGCACAAACAGCACCAGCACAGACGATTCGTATTGAACAGGCACCAATTCAAATTGCTTCTGTTTCACCTAAAAAAGATGGTGGAGAACCACCTATAATGCCAACAGTGTAAAATGTTTAAAAAGAAAGTTGCTTCTGATATTCCAGAACAACATCAAACTACTAAAGTAAAAAAGTCCCCGTTCAGGTGGGTTGCACTTGGAGTGGGGACTTTTTTTGGAATTGCTCATCTGGGAATTTTAGGACACATTTTAAACAAAGAACAACTGCCTGTTATTAATCTTCCAGTTGGTGACTATACTACCTATCAGGTAGAAGCATCAAAGGATGGTTACCGTATTCAATACCGTGCTAATGACCCAAGAGTCATGAGCAAAGATAAAATTATTGATAAAAAGAATGGTTTCTTTGGTATTGGTGGAAAAACTAATATCATTCAACAAGAACAATATACTATGGACGGAGCAGAGCATCTCCAGGGTGGTGAATTGGGAAAGTTGACTGCCCAAAAGATAGAGTGTATCAAGGCGGAAGGTGGTGGAGAAAATGCAGGTAGATTGGTTGGAGCTAGTGCTGGTGCTGCTATTGCCCCATGGTTTAGTAGCATTCCTTATGTTGGTTGGTTGGCTGCGGGATGGGTAGCAATGTTTGCTCAAGATAAAGGTGCCAACATTGGTGGAGATGTTGCCACGATGATGAAGGATTGTGATTGATGGAGCATAAATTTAAGTATTATTGGGGTGGAGAAGATAATTGGTACACCAAAAGTAAGAGATGGGCAAACGAACAAAAGTTTCCCATCAATCATCTTGCTCTAGGTTTCATAGAGTGGTTATGGACTATGTGGGTTCAAGGTAAAGTTGATATGGAAATGACTGACGTAGATAAACAAGTTAATGAGATCATAAAAACTTGGGAAGAAGAAGAGAACCAAGAACCAGTAACAGAAATCAAAAAGTCTGATATTGAGGGTCTTGATGACATTCGCATCATTGCTCCTTGGTCAGATGCCAATGATTGGAACGATACTTCTATAAATCATAGAAAGTGGCGATGAGAGATATAAACGATCCTGTCTGGTCTGTTATTATTCTTTTATGCTGTGGACTTGCATTTACACTATATTGTGTCATATATATCTTACTCCTATCATATAAGGAATTAGAGGAAGATGTCCAAGTCACCGAACAAAGGCAAGAAGGGCACTGCGAACAACAAGAAGCAGAACCAGGGCAACGCAACTGCGAAGAAAGCTAAGAACGGAGGTAAGAAGAAGTAATGGGTTGTAGAGGTCAATCGTAACATCTAATTTTACTAAATAATATTATAGATGTTACCATTGACCTATGAAGCATACTCACCATATTATTCCTAAACATATGGGAGGAACTGATGAACCTTCTAATCTTGTAGATCTAACTATTGCCGAACACGCAGAGGCACACAAGAAACTTTATGAAGAATATGGTAAAGAGGAGGATAGGCTTGCTTGGTTAGGTCTTGCTGGTATGATTGACAAAGAAGAAATAATTAGGCAGCAGTGTTCTCTCGCATCAAAGAAAGGTAATACTGGTAGAAAGAGACCTGATTTATTGGAATACAATAAAGGTGAAGGAAGAAAATATAATGGGGGTGGATGGAATAAAGGTATTCCCCGAACAGAAGAAGAAAAGAAGTTGATGAGTGAGAGAAGAAAAGGAAAGGGTGGTGTAAAAGGCAAAGTTATAAGTGAGGAACAGAAGAAGAAACAAAGTGAAGCAATGAAAGGTAGAACTCCTTGGAATAAAGGTAAACCTAGAAGTGAAGAAACTAAAAGAAAAATTAGTGAAGCGAGAAAGAGAAATAGAATAAATAAAAAAAATGAGAGGTAGTTATGGGTGCTATGAAGCCACCAAGTCGGAAGAGTTGTTATAATTTTAGAATAATTGAGATCAATAGAGTTGTAGATGGAGATACATTGGATGTCACTATTGACCTGGGTTTTGATCTTTATAAGAAAGAAAGAGTGAGAGTTGCTGGAGTTGATACTCCTGAGAAGAGGACTAAAGATGATGAAGAGAAAGCACTTGGTTATGATGCTACTCACTGGCTTGAAGAAAGACTTAAGAGTGCTATTGAGGGGGACGATGATCTCATTATTCGTACTGAGCTTGTTGGTGGCGTTGGAAAGTATGGGCGCCTTCTCGGGTGGCTCTACATCGGAGACTCCAACGTGTCCCTCAATGAGCAAATGATTGAAGAGGGATACGCCTGGGCATATGATGGTGGAACCAAGCAGAAAAACTTTGAAGAACTTAGAGAAATTCGTCGTGCTCATGGCACATTAGTAGAATGAGTACGGTATTTGTTTTGGGATTTGTTCTTTTATTATGTTGGGCAATGGACTCTACTTGGCCAACTGGAACAAAGGGTATTAAGAGGTACTAGGATGTTATTAACTACACTGTTTATTATTGGTCATATGGAAATTGGTGGAGGATATTGTCGCACTGACATGATGCTTTATAATAATTCAGTTACTATGGAATATCCTTGCGAATATTATTCTGAGTTTAAAGATTTAGATTTAAAATTACTACAGGAGAACTAAAATGCAAAAATTAATCAACCTTCTTGCCCTTGCTTCATTCGGTGTATCTGCTGCCATTGTCGGTGCAGGTGCTTATGTGTATCTTAATAAGGATACACTAATCGAAAGTGCAAAAGAAGAAGCAATCAAACAAGTTACTGCCACAGTTACAGAAGCACTCCCTGGTATGATTAGTGGTGCTATGCCCAAGATGCCT